TTGACGTATGCATCGTTATAAACATCGTACTGGACTTTCCAGCCAGAATCCATAACTGCATAAGATGTTGCTCTATTAACTGTGTCGTTGCGATAAGCGACAACATCATCAGCTTCGGAACCAGCATTATTCTTAACAGCAGCCAGAGGAGGTGAGAAGAATACCATGCAATCCAGTCTAGCTAAGGCAACGTTGTCAATTGCATATTGGACTACAGATTCAGAATGACCAGCAGTTAAAATTAATGAGATGTCATACTTGTCTTTGTTAGCAAAGATTGCATAACCAGTCTCAAGGTCTCCATCAGATGGTGCGTCTCCATCAGCAGCACCTAAAAGTGTTGCTGCTAAAGCGTCAGCAAGTGAGACGAATGTTGTTGCTGGTGCAGAACTTCCCCAGTTTCCCATATCTGCTGGATGATCCATCCACCAAACATACTGTGACTGCTGATTCAGAACATCTTTGTAGTAGTTTGTTGAGCCATCAGACAGTTTTGCTTGACCTGCTTTTGAAACATAAGCAAATTTTTCAAGTACTGTGCCTGCTGTGCCTGAAATATTACCAGCATAATCTAAAATGAGAATATGCAGTTCGTCATTGCTGGCAGCTTTAGACGTTGCCCAGGCTGATGTGCCTGGAGCCGAATCGAAATATCCTTTGTAATCCCAGTCAGCAAACGTATCTGCGTCTGCCATGTGAACTTGAATTCCGTTACCCATCAAACCAGGATATTTTGCAGCAAAAGCACCAACACTGCCTTCTCCGTTTGAATAGGAATTATCATAATGTGTTTCGTTCTTAATCAGAAGACCTGTTCCTGGTGCACCATTACCAGAAGTGGCATTCTTGGCGTTTGAGTGTACGACACGAACAATCTGAAGATTGTTGCCGTAACCCAAAAAGTTTGCTGCCGTAAACCAATCAACTAAATTATATCCAGGCTTTGGTTTGCCAAACTGCTTGACAAGATTTACCTCGCTGGAAATCGTCTTAACTTGTTCTGCAGGTCCCCAAGCAAAAGCTCCAACAAATGCACCGGCGGAACTAGAAACCGCGGGGATGATATTTGTTAGATCCTTTTCAGTTACTTGAACGCCTGGCGATAATTGAAAAGCCATATTCTTCTCCTCGTTTGATATAAACTAATGACAAAACCTATTTTGCCTATTGAAACGTTTATACAGTTATTTATAAAAATTATGTTTTTTAATGTGAACCTGCTGCTACTTTCCACAAATCGCCAGATTCAACAAAGTAATCATCCTCAACCCCACTATTTATCATTCCGAATGGAGTTAATTCTTCCTCAATTTGTTCCATTTGATCTCCGTACATCTTCTTACGAATATCAACATTCGTCATATCTCTAAAATAAGGATTAGTTGTAGTCCATGCAAATAGTACTAGACTCATAACTATATCATCAAAATAACCATCATCTGCCATCCAAGATCCTTGTTTTTCGATGAAGGTGGAAAACTCAGAGATAGCCTCGGCATCAAAAACAAGAAGTTTCTTTTCTTCCAAAAGAGATTTCAAAGCAAAGCATCCTTGACGTTTTACTTGCTTAGTCATTCTCACTCCTCTATGGGTCTTGGAAGAAAACCCAGGAGTTAACCATTGTTTGGTTTGAGTTTTTACTGTCGTTAGAATATTATCATACTCTAATTCCATATGTAAAATATCTGAAATTTGTTGACCTATATCATTAATCTCAACTAAAACATATGCTTTATTATAATCATTTCCAACTTTAGCAATAATATTTGGATACAATAGGGGAGCAATAGAGTTGTTTCTATATCTAGCAACGACTCTATATGGTGCTTCTGTAACGTCCACAACAGTAAATGCGGAATAATCACCACCTACACCTCTAGCAGTATCTACACCCATAGCATAGATATGATTTGGAATAGGTTCTTCATAAATTGCCAAACCATCTTTCGTGTGTATAGGATCCACAGAACTCATAGCACCCAAAGTTTTGGCACTAATTAGCGTGTTACTTGAACCTAAAAACTCACAAAGAACTTCTTGGTTGAACTTTAGTTCTCCAAGCAAGCGAAGTTGTTCTTCTGCCCACACATCATCTCTTCCAGGAATTCTGTGGTAGGGAATAAACATAGGCACGAAGCCATTGTGACCCTTTTCGGCCTCGTTCCAGAATTTCCAGAAGTGATTGTAGCCCAGCGGAGTAGAAGTCAACAGAATCTTTGTTGTTTGTCCAGCCGAAATTGTAGGATAAACAGAAGCGAAGAACTGTTCCGCAACGGTGTTTGGAATGATTGCCGCTTCGTCAATGTATAGCCAGTTAACAGACTTACCACGAATACCAGATGCTGTAGTAGCAGCGGTGAAAATCTTAGAACCATTTTCAAGTTCTACGTCACCCTTGTTCCATGTCTTGACACCTTGTTGCATCCACAGGGGCAGATTTTCATACATGCCCTGATAACGCGACATAACTTCTCTAGCAGCCGCAGTTTTGTTAGCCATAATGGCTACTGTTTTGGATTCTTGAAAAAGAGTATACCACAAAATACAAGCAGCAGAGGTAATAGTCTTACCTTGCTGACGACCTTCCATGAGAATCGCTTTACGATTATCTAAAATATGACGAACTTTTTCTTTTTGACAATCGTATAACTTAAACAGTTGAAGACCGTGATCTAGTGTTACAATATAACAATAATTTTCAATAAAATAAATGGGGTCTTCTTGGCATTTTTCAATTTCTGCCAATTGTTCTAATGTAAAGTTATGTTTGTGACCAGCGGGCTTTAAATTAATATTACCGTGGTATGAAGATTCTTCACTCATGGTCTATTGTTTTTGCCTTTTCCGCTTTAAGGGCTTTCATCAAATCTGCGGTAGATCCAGAAAAAATTATGTTATTTTGCGTATCGATATTTTGTTTCTTTGTTTCCGTTTCGCGCAATTTCTTTTTTGCATTTTGGAGTGCTAGAAGATCCTTTGCGGCATCACCCTTAATTTTCAATAACTGACCTACAACCTCATATGCTCTAGGACTATCACTCGCAAGTGCAACGTTTAGCATACCTTCTAATGCCTTTTCACTCTGTTCTAGCGTAGTATTTAATTTATTACGAGCAATCCTATAATCGTCTTCAACGTCATCACCAGTGGAAACTACTGCTGGAGGCAAAACCTCAGGAACTTTTGGCTCTTCAATTTGAACAGGAAGCGAAGACTCGCGTTTTGCAAGAGCATCGTGCATGTGCGTGCCAAAAATTGCATCTAATTTATCATATTGATTATTGTTCGAAGAGTTCATCAAATTGCTCCACATAATCCCAGTTATCAACAACGGTTGCATCTTCTGGCGTAACGGTTACTTCATATTTTGTACTTTTTGAGTTATTTGCCGCAGTTGTATCTACAGTCTCATATGTAGTCGCAATAGCAGTTTTAATAACTCCCTGTTGCGAAACTGGACCATAGAAGTTCAATGCTAATGTAAAATCAAGTGCCCATATGATTGAAGTTCTTTCAGTAAAATTGCTTTCATACACATCCTGATATTGAACACCATTTAAAGTTATATCCAAAGTCCTTTTAATTCCCATTTCTGGCAAATCATTTATCTGCACTGAGAAATTTGGATTAAAAAATGGTAAAATTTGTTCTAATATTTGAAGTCCGTCATCTTGATTTTTAGCAGCAACGTATAAACTAATACTCAAATCATATGGAGCACTAACATACTGTGCCCTAACTGAATTTGGCATATCATCTGATGTAGATCCAATAGCTTTATTTTTTTGAATATAACTAATTCTTCTTTCTGGAGTATGCGTTAATCCAGTAATTTCAAATCCAATTCTAGGCAAAATAGTTGATACTGAACCTTGATTTGTTCCAGGTACAGCCTGCACTCTAGTCAGTAACTTATCCTTTGGTGCATATGCCAACGGAACACGAACAGATTGTGCAATCTCTCCGTTTGCGTTCAGGCGTTGAACCGTAATTTGATTAAAAATTGTACCAAAAGCAATAATAGCCTTTCGAATATGCTGATGATAAAAGTGCTGTTTCAAAAACATTATCTTACCTGAACCTCTCCAAATGGATTAAACGCCGTAAAATCTAGAATGCCAGCAGCCTCAGCTTCAATTACATTTGTATCATCAATAACTATCCCAGCCGGAGTTTTACCATATTGTTCTAATATAATTGGTAAACCATATGTGTCAACCATATTATCTTGCTGCTGAGTTTGTAGTCTATACTGTAATTGATCTTGGGTAAGATTTCCTATTGCAGAATCAATTTCATTCAGACCAGTTGTAACCAGCTCGGACGAGTAATCCCAAACTTCACATACTAATTTGAACGTATAAATTTTACCTAGTTGGTAAAATGGATTTAAAAAATCTACATAATTTATCACAAAAAATGTTTTTGTTTTAGGAAAAAACAATACATCACCTTCTGCAGGTCTTTCTGGTAAAGTTATATTATTGGCATTTCTACCAACAGACTCTTCCCATCTGCGTTTAGCAACAACAAACGTGGCATTAGATTTAAATTCATATCCAAACTTAGTTAAAAGCTCACCTTGACCTTCAAATCCTTCAGTATTTTCAAGATACATTTCTAATGGATAAAATTGATTAAAATATCCTATTGGATCTTGATTGAAAATTGGATCAGTTTTAACTATGGTTCTGGGCATGTAATAAACATCATGCCCATATATTTTCATGCTTTCAATAACCAGGTCTTCCAACAAACGTTGTTCGTTTGTTGTTCCTGACGTATTACCAGATTGAAAGTAGAAGTTAGTAGGCATTTTATCCCACCATAAAATCTACAGGAAGTTCAGACTTCAACTGCATTTGATCTTCAATTGCATTAATTTCTGTAACTGCTTCATCATAGATTTGTTGTCCATTCATAACTATACCGCCCGGTAATTGCATACCTCCAAATTTCTTCATGTTTTCTCCCCACTGGCGTTTAATTAATGCCGTAGAATATTGCTTTAAAAACATGTCATCATATACTTTAGTAAATTCGTTAGGATCTAAAATCCTATAACACTCAACTAAAATATAGTCGCCGGGTTGAAATGTCTCTTCCCAATTACAATCAATAGTTAGCTTATCTGTCTTACGATTATATTGAAATGATCTATCGCCCACAAATAGCATATCCAACATACTCAGATATTGTTTCATTTGTGTGTAATAGATCATATCGGCAGATAAAAGATTCCACATATCGTTCATACGGAACTGATACATAAAATCGAATATGTTATTTGGATTCTGACTACCAGATGTTGCGCTATTGACAGGAAGAATACGAATTAAACCAATAATCGTATCTGGTATTTGAATATATTTATTTTGAATGTCACCTGGTGTATAAAAAGCTGCGGGCGATAAACTTCTGCTATAACCAGAAGTATTGCCAGTTAATACTTCAGAAGCCTCAAACTCACCTGATACCTTTGAAACAGACACATTTGTTCCGTCTATAGACACAACTTTACATGTTGCGCCTGAGGTTTGTGCCGTTAGAGTTTCTCCAATTGTAAATGTTGGAGCAGAAAGACCGGTAAATTTTAAAGACGCACCAGTTAGCTGATGATGAAGATATACTCTCTCAACACCATCAAAATGATATTCTCTAAAGTATTGTAGGGCATCATCTAGACGATCAGAAACCTGATCTTCGTCAATATTAATTTCAATTACTGGAAATCCTAGTCTTCTTAGACAGTAATC